GAGAATGATTTAAGAACTTCAGCAGCTCCAGACATGGAAGCACTAATCAAGCAGGTTCCAAGAAGAGAAATACCTTGGAAGTTTGATTTTCTTAATCCACTATCAATTGAAGTAATTGGCAATGAGCTAGCAACTTTTGTTGGAAAACCTCAATATGCTTTGCGAGTATCTAAACTCGTTAGAGGATTGGCTAACAAAGGATTGAATCAGCGCAGTCCATATCACAGGAATCTTAGCGCAATGCTTCCTCCAGATATTTTGGAAGCAATTAAAGAGGGTAAAACCACAATACCGTTAGATCCAGATAAAGTATCTGTTTATTACTACAAGAAAGATGATTGGTTAGTTTGGGCGAATCCTATGATTTACGCCATTCTAGATGACATCATCATGCTTGAAAAAATGAAGCTAGCAGATATATCCGCTCTCGATGGCGCTATATCTAATATAAGACTATGGAGTCTTGGGGATTTAGATAATAAGATTCTTCCAACTAAAGCTGCTATTAATAAGCTAAGAAATATTCTTGCTAGTAATGTTGGTGGCGGAACTATGGACTTAGTATGGGGTCCAGAATTAAAGTTCACAGAGTCTAGCACCCAAGTATTCAAGTTTCTTGGAAAAGAAAAATATGAACCAGTTCTTACCAATATATACGCAGGCCTTGGAGTTCCTCCAACTCTCACTGGCATGGCTACCAATGGTGGTGGATTTACCAATAATTTTATTAGTCTAAAAACTTTAGTCGAGAGATTAGAGTATGGGCGACAGATATTGGTTAATTGGTGGAATCAAGAGTTAGAAGTCGTCCAAAAAGCTATGGGCTTCAGGCTTCCAGCTAAAGTTCACTTTGACCAAATGGTTCTTTCTGATGAAGCTACTGAAAAAAGCTTACTTATACAGTTGGTTGATAGAAACATTATTAGCTCTGAAACTGTGATTGAAAGATTTGGAGAAATTCCAGAGATTGAAAAGATCAGAATCAGAAGAGAAGAAAAAGACCGAAAGGTTGAGACTATGCCTCAAAAAGCAAGTCCTTACCATAATCCTCAACACAAGAACGATGTCGAAAAAATCGCTTTACAAAAGGGCGACATTGCCGTTGAAGATCTTGGCATCATTCCGTCCGAAGATACAGGACTGCATCCTTTTACCGATCCAAAAGATAGAAGAAGCAGAGAGGAAAGAGATGCTATGGTTGAAAAAGAACTTGAAGAGCAGAAAACAGCAGAACCTCAAAAGCAAGAAAAGGAATTTGATCCAAAAGGTAGGCCAGAAGATGGTAGACCAAAGAACGCAATAGATCAAGGGCCAAGAAAACAAAGAGTTGAAAAACCAAAAGGGTTTAATTCTTCCGACTTCGTTAATATATCTTTATGGGCTACGGAAGCTCAGAACAAAATATCAGAGATTATCAATCCAGCAATATTATCTCATTATGATAAGAAGAGTTTGAGATCTTTGACAAAAGCACAAGCAAATAATTTAGAACACTTTAAACTGTCTGTCTTGTGTAGCTTGGAGCCGTTCCAAGAAGTAAATCACTCATTGCTAAAAAGTATTGTAGATGAGAAGATTTCAATAGACTCCTCTGTTGCTCAATCGCTTAATAAGATGAAGGAAGACTTCTTTGAACGCAAAGAACGACAACCTAACATGGATGAGCTTAGACAGATGCATGTTTCCTGTTATGCTTTGAGTAAAACAAGCTAACATTTGAAAGAATATTTTTATTTTATGGTGTATATTCTTTTGAGGTGAGATATGAAAATATACCAAAGTGAAATAGATTCTGGTTTAGAAGAAGCAATCAAAGCTAATGCTAGCATTGCTTACTCTTCTCCTGTTAGCATATACATACCAAGTAAGAAACAAAAGCAAGATATAAAAGATTTAGTTCTTGCAGATAATAAAGCTGTTTCTTTTGAAAACAAAGATCAATTCGACTTATACTATCTTAACTCTATTCTTGTTTCAACTGGTTGGAATAAGAACGATGATGTTTTTGACATTGAAGAAGCTTGGGCTGCAAAAGAAAGCCCAGTTCATAAGCAATTCAACTTCATGCATGATGAGTCAGATATTATTGGGCATATAACCGGCAGTGTTGTACTTGATGAAAATGGCGCTGAGTTAAAACAACTCGGAGAAACAACCAAGTTTGATATTGCCACTAGTGCCGTTCTCTACAATAGCTGGACTACTCCAGAACTAAAAGAAAGAATGGCTAAAATTATCGCAGAGATTGAAGAAGGCAAATGGTTTGTCTCTATGGAGTGTCTTTTCAATAACTTTGACTACGCTGTAGTCTCGCCAGATGGCGAAAACAAAGTAGTGGCAAGAGACGAAAACTCCGCTTTTCTAACAAAACACTTAAGAGCATACGGAGGAGAAGGTAAATACGAAGGATACAAAGTAGGAAGATTATTAAGGAATATTGCATTTTCTGGAAAGGGGCTAGTTAGTAATCCCGCAAATCCGCGTAGCGTGATTCTTAACGATGTCGATCCTTTCGCCAGAACTGAAGCAAAACAAATAAGTAACTCTAATATTAATATGGAGACTGAAGATATGTCTGATGTTCTCAGAGAACAGGTTGAAGGCTTGAAGGCTGAATTAGCAGAAGCTAAAGAAGCTGCAAAAGCATTTGAAACCGAAGTAACTAAACAGAAAGAAGAAGAAATTCAATCTAAGATTGAAGCTTTTGAAGCCGTTGTTTCTGAAAAAGACGAAGCTATTGCTGAAGCCCAAGCTGCTGTTGAAGCTGCTCAAGCTAAAGTTGCTGAGTTGGAAGAAGCAATCGCCAAGAAGGATGAAGAGCTTGCTGAAGCTCTGGCTAAGATCGAAGCTCATGAAGCTGAAGTCAAAGTCATGGCTCGTAGAGCAGCATTAGTTGAAGCTGGCGCAGAAGAAGAAGAAGTCGAAGACACTTTGGCTGCTTTTGACACTGCTTCAGACGAAATGTTTGAGCAAGTTGTTGCTCTAATGAAGAAGAAGTCCATGAAGAAAATGGGTATGAAACCTAAAATGGACGAAGAGAAGGAAGAAGAACCAAAACCAAAAGCTGAAGAAATTGAAGCTGAAGAAGTTGAAATTGACGAAGCTGAAGCTGAAGCTGAAGAAGAGGTTCTTGAAAACGTAGAGGAAGAAACTGAAGCAGCTCTTACTGATGCTGGTGATGACGTAGTTGAAGAACTTCGTTCCACTGCTAGTGATTGGTTGGAGAGCAATGTTCTTCGTTCAACAGCAAGTATTAATAAGTAATTAGTCTTTAAGGAGACAAAATAATGGCTTTAAAATCTGACAGAAATGAACTCGATGTCGATATTTCATTTTTCTACAACGAAGGCACGGCTACCCGTGGTGGTGTTGTAGTTCTCGACACTGTCGGCTCTGGTGCAGCTATGGACCAAGCTGGCGCAAAAGTAAAGTACGCCGCAGGTACTGATTCGACTATTCCAGTCGGTATTCTGCTCAACGATGTTGTAAACCTTGACCTGACTCGTCAGCACATTAACTGGCACAAGGATGAGGTTCAAAAGGGTGGTAAAGTTTCTATCCTGAAGAAAGGTACAATTGTTACCGATATGGTTAAGACCACTGGTGCGGGCTACGGCACGCCAGCAGCTGGTTCTATTGCTTACGTTGCATCTGGAGATGCTGGATACATTAGTTCAGTAGCTTCTAACACCAACAAAGCTAACCTAGCTATTGGTAGATTCCTTTCTACAGCTGATGAAGACGGATACTACAAAGTTGAAGTCAATCTTCCCGGAACCCAAGGTTAATTAACAAACAATCCTGATTAGGAGATATAAATAATGAGTAGAATGACCAAACCTGATGATCATTTTATCGACCTTATTCAGCGCTCTGGTAGCTCTGATAAAGAGGTCGCACTCGCTGCACAGCGAGAATTAGCAGTGGCCTTGGAAACACCTTTGCGTAAGGGTGTTTTGGTCGGCGACGTTCTTGATGGAATCTTTGAAAAGATCCAGATGGCTCCCGGTACAGCTGCTGAATTCCCACTTGACTTGCTTTCTCCCGGCACAGAAAACGATCACGTTGCCTATACCAATCCCGGTCATGGTCGTGTTCCAGAACGTGCTGTAGAAGGCGATTACGTCATGGTTCCAACTTACACAGTTGGTTCTTCAATCGACTACCTCTTGCGTTATGCTAGAGAAGCTCGTTGGGATGTTGTAGGACGTGCAATGCAAGTCCTCGAAGCTGGTTTTGTTAAGAAGATGAACGATGATGGCTGGCACACATTGTTGGCTGCTGGTGTTGACAGAAACGTTTTGGTATTTGATGCCGACGCTTCAAATGGTCAGTTCACCAAACGTCTCATCTCTTTGATGAAAACTGTTATGCGTAGAAACGCTGGTGGTAACAGTGGTTCTTTGAACCGTGGATCATTAACTGACCTATACTTGTCTCCAGAAGCTCTGGAAGACATCCGTAACTGGGGTGTAGATCAGGTTGATGAAATCACCCGTCGTGAAATTTATCAAGCTGGCGATGACGCTGCTGCCATCACTCGTATCTTTGGTGTAAACCTTCACGATACTGATGAGCTGGGCGAAGGCCAAGAATACCAATTGTTCTACAGCAACCAGCTATCTGGTACGCTTAATGGTAGTGACAAAGAATTGGTTGTTGGTCTTGACAGAGGAGCTAATGATAGCTTCATCATGCCAATTAAGCAAGATGTTCAGATCTTTGAAGACGATGCACTGCACCGTCAGCAACGAGCTGGCTTCTACGGTTGGGCAGAAATCGGCTTTGCCGTACTCGACAACCGTCGTATCTTGCTTGGTTCTTTCTAAGAACTAGCTTGAGTAAGCAAGGAGAACCGCCTCTATTTCTAGGGGCGGTTTTTTTATTTGGTGTATAATAACATAGAATATTCTAAATTGGAGATCTTATGACTAAAAGAACTAAAACAGAATTAGCTTCTCAAGTAAGCTCTCTATTACCTGATAATACATCTGCTGAAATAAGTCCATCAGATATCAGAAGTGTATTTACTGACGTAGGTGATTCACTGACCTTTTGGGATGATACAAAACCAGCTAGTGCTACTGAAACTTGTGTAAAAGGAGAAACAAAGTTTGGTTCTACTGATTTTGGTGGAGGTTCAATAGTTTATCACTTGTATGTATGCGTTGATACTGATACATGGAGAAGAGCAGAATTAACAACTTTCTAGAAAGAATAGGAGACATAAAATATGTCCGCTTTATCAACATATCTTGAAAATAAATTAGTTGATCATGTCTTAAGAAATACAGCGTATACAACTCCCGGAACAAGTGTATATGTTGGATTAGTAAAGTATTACATTGCTGACACTCTTGAAGCAGGTACGCTAACTGAAGAAGCTAGTGGTGGTTCTTACGCTAGGGTGCAAGTTACAGCTTGGGATGCTGCTAGTAATGGAGCTACAGCCAACACCAGTGCAATTACTTTCCCGACCGCGACTGGTGACTGGGGAATGATCTCTGGAGTAATTATCTCAGACGCTGCTAGCGCTGGAAATGTTTTACTTCATGGATCTTTAACTACCGCCAGAGATGTAAAAAATGGCGACGTTTTCAAATTCAATGCTGGTGATTTAGACGTTACCTTTGCCTAGTATCACCTTCTCTAATTAAAGGAGGAATATTATGGCTCTAGTAATAGCTGACAGAGTAAAAGAAACTACTACCACTACTGGCACTGGCACGATCAATCTTGCTGGTGCTGCTAGTGGATTTCAGTCATTTGTTAGTGGCGTAGGAAACTCTAATACAACTTTCTACACTATCGAAGACGCTAATGGAGCGTGGGAAATAGGTATTGGAACTGTAACTGATGCTTCTCCAGACACTCTTGCTCGCACAACAGTTCTCGCTACCAGCAATGGTGATACTTCTCAAATAACACTGTCTACTGGTACACATACAGTCTTTGGTACGTACCCTGCTGGAAAAGCTGTATATCTAGATGCTAGTGGAAATCTTTCTTATACTGTCGATATTAGTTCTGATACCAATCTTGCTGCTGGTACTGGTATAACTCTTACAGGTGATACTCTTTCTACCAATGATAGCGAAATTGATCACGATAGTCTTAGTGGTTTTGTAGCTAATGAGCATATTGATTGGACGGTTGATCAAGGGTCTACAAATATTCACTCAGGCAATTATACAGATACCAATACTATGGGTAGTGGCTTTACAGTATCAGCTACTACTGATACGAACGCCACGACTATAACAGAAGGTGACGATCTCTTTTTTGCAGCTGGTGCTGGTATTACTTGCGAAACTACAGCAGACGGCACGGTTACTATTGCTTGCACTGTTACGGATACTAATACGCAACTTAGTACAGAAGAGGTGCAAGATATTGCTGGACCGCTTGTTGCTACGGGTGGCACTAAGACTCTTATAACAGTGACCTACGATGATGCCAATGGAAATATGGACTTCGTTGTCGATAACGATCTATCAAATTATGACAATAGTTCATCTGGCTTTTTAACTGCCCATCCAAGTATTTCTGCTGCTAGCTCGTCCGATAATTCTGGAAGAACTTACATTCAGGATATTACGCTTGATAGCAACGGTCACGTTACGGGTATAGCCACGGCTACAGAAACAGTTACAGACACCAACACTCAACTAAGCACAGAAGAAGTCCAAGATATTGCTGGACCTTTAGTTGCTACTGGTGGAACAAAAACTCTGATTTCGGTCACTTATGATGACGCAAATGGAAACATGGACTTTGTTGTCGATAACGACCTTGCAAACTATGACAATTCGTCTTCTGGCTTTTTGACTGCACATCCAAGCATTAGCGCAGCTTCATCTTCAGATAATAGTGGTAGAACCTACATTCAGGACATTACTTTAGATAGCAACGGTCATGTTACTGGCATTGCAACAGCAACTGAGACAGTCACCGATACAAATACTATGGGTTCAGGTTTTACTGTGTCAGCAACTACTGATACGAATGCTACAACCATAACAGAAGGCGATGATCTTTTTTTTGCGGCGGGTACTGGCATTACCTGCGAAACTACAGCAGATGGTACAGTTACTATTTCATGCACTGTCACCGATACTAATACTCAATTAAGTCAAGAGCAGGTTGAAGACTTTGCCGGAGCTTTGGTTGCCACTGGAGGCACAAAAACTCTTATAACTGTAACTTACGATGATGCTAATGGCAACATGGATTTTGTGGTAGATAACGAT